TCTTTAAAGGTATTATTTGCAGTTCCTAAGCCTTTAGCAGCTTTAAACTTATCAAGGGAGAATGTCCCCTTAACAGCCTTAGAGATATCACCTCCAAGGCTTGTTTTTTTCTTAGCCATTTAATTAGTCTTTAAATAATTCTTCGAATTCATTTTCGTTAAATGTTTCTTTTTTCTTAACATTCAACGTATAACCTGTATCTTTAGATGCTAATTCCTCAGCTGAGATATCAGGATTTACAACATCAGGAATTGATTCTTCTGTTGATTCAGGGTTTAACCAATCTTGAAGTGCAGTTTTCATTTCATCATAAGAATATTTCTTATAATATTTTAGCAATTCAGGTTGTTCAGATAACCATTTTTCTACTGAAGTGTTATCATCTGATAATGGAGTTTGTTTTGGTTTAACCCGGAGTGAAGTTTGTGGATAAGGATTACCTTGAACTACTTCTACTGTCATATCTAAACCGGCTACAACATCTGTAAAGTCGCCATAATCTTCATCAGCAGCATAACTAAGCAATTCTTGATATACTTGTTTTCCAAATTCCCAAAAACGTACGCCTTTGTTTTCTTCACCTCTAACAATAACGGGAGCAAATACTCTCATTTTAGGCTCTAACTTTTTAGCTAAACGCCAGTTTTCAGGTTCAGATGTTTTACGTAGTTCTTTTGAGAACTCTACAATAGGATCTTTTTCACCATAATTAATAGGTGAAATCATTGTTCTGTTTCCAATCCCATAATGAAAATATACTTCACTAAATGGATTGTCTTTGTTTTCCTTATAGGGTACAAATCGAATTTGTGATTTGCCCATAGGAGCTTTCCAAAAATACTGACTTCTGTCAAATTTTTGTTGGGTTTGTTGGCCTTGTGGGGCTTGAAGTTGTTCTAACTTGCTTGAGATTAAATCTAAATTCATGTTTATAACGTTTTTTATATAACTTAATTAATGTAATAACTTATTTTTAGGTATCCAAATTAGAAATTGATTATTTCGTGAACTTTGGTATCTAATTTTTTTAATTCTCCTCCTGTAGTCAATAAAATACAATTGCGATGATCTTGCCAGTTTACTCTATAACTTGTGTCTAATCTACCTTCATTTAATGAACGAATTAAATCATTGAGAGCATTTATCGTATATAATGTGTTGGATTCTTTTTTTCTATGCAAAAGAATAGTATTCTCTAATATAGTATCAGACATATTAAAGGAATCTACATTGTATGTGCACACATACTCGTTAGTGGATTCTACATATAAAACAAATATTTTATTGAATAATATTTGGTATTGTTCTTTTATAGTATCTACAGTGGATTCTAGTTGTTCTTTAGTAGTAAAGGTGCAAAATAGTTTATTTGCCAAATCGTCAAAATTAATATCGTAATCCATAATAAATATTATATATATTTTAAAGAATTATAGTTTAGACCATACGCTGCCTTTACTACAAAACCGTTAATTTCTAATAGTTGTTTTATTGTTTTTAATACTTCCTTCCCATCACCAACTGCATAATCGATTAAGAATGAATCGTATGTGTATAATATAACCTTACTTTGTTTATCTTCCAAATATTCTATGACTTGTTTTACAGAAACTACATTATTGTGCGTTTCTGCGGACTGAATTACATAATTTAGTATTTTATTTGGTGTAGGGTTTTGAATTTGTTCTTTATCTAGTATTTTACCTCCTACTAGCTCTAATTTTCCTGTAGCATTGAATAGGGTCCATAGTTTATCTATATATTCATTCATTGCTTTAAAGAAAGGTATCTCTTTATATTCTTTAAACACACCTCCATATAATTGTTTGAAGGTTAGTTCTTTAGATTGTTGATATTCTTCAGGAGTTAATTCTTCTTTACCAAAATACATACGTCCTAATTGAGTATGGACAGAACCTCTGTCTAATGGAAAATCGATTAACTTAGCCATAATTCTTACATGATAAGCATCGTAATCAAATTCAAAAAACATATCATTTTTAGGTATAAATGCTGTTCTTGAACCGTCATTTTTATTTAAAGCAGCGAAGTTAACGCCATTAAATGAGTTTGTGGGGCGGGTGGTGAGATTATATAGGTTGTATTTAGAATACACTGTGTCTGCGTGATAAAACCATTCTTTTTCATGGTATTTAAAATGTTTATCGAAATAATCAGGGTGAACTTTTAATCCCTGTTCTTCAATTGATTTAAATACTCTAGGGAAAGTATCATTATAAAATTCATTTATTTGTTCTGGGATCTTTCTTCTAATCTCTTCAAACATTTTTTCCTCTTCCTCATAAATTTTTGAGATCGGTACCAACGAGTTACAGAATGGTAAGTGACCATGCTTATCATAAATGCGGGTCCGAATAAGAGAATAATCCATGTCAATATCATAACTTATATCTATTAATTTTGGTGAATCAAAGTGGTATAAACACTCTTTTTTATTTATAGTGTATATTTTTTCATATTTAGATTCTATCCATTCTATAACTTTATTTAAAGGTAATTTAAATGCCTCTGAATGGTTAATTGGAAAAATATATCCTTTACTTTCAATTGTTCTAAAATATACAAGACAAGGTGAAGTCAAAGCAGAATGATATTCATCATTCATTGGAATAATTCGAATATAGCAGTCTGTTCCTTTGCAATACAGCCTATTTAGCTGTTCTTCTGTTTCGACAATATAATACATAACCTTTTATTCATAACTTAATATCCTTCAGAACTTCTATCTATTGGAGGTGCCAATGTACTAAGTTGAGCTTGGGAAACCACGGATTGTTGTGGGATATTTCTTATCTCATTTGATGGGGCACCTATTTTTTCTAATTCTTGTTTTACTAATGTACTAATTTGATTTTGAACTAACACGTTACCTGCTAAAAGTATTTTATCATCCGCTTGACCATGGGTTTGGCCACTCATAATAGTACCATCCGCCATTATATGATAATATCCTTGATAATTGCTATTATCTTGTTTTACTGTAAATTCATTTCCTGCAGTATATCTGTTAGATATTAACTCTAAATTTGGTTTTTGAGCAAACTGGATTGGGTCATTTAAATATGCTTTAAGTCCTCTGAAACTTTTATTTGCTTCTTCTAGTAATCTTTGATTAGTATCTAGAATACCTTTTTGAATTATACCATTTCTATCTCTAGAATCTCTAATAGGACCTGAAATTTTCCAAAATAAAGAAGTTACTCTCCATAATGAATAATTGTATTCTCCACCTTGTTGTTCCAAATCATTATAGGCGTTTTCAGATATTTCTCTAATAATTTCGGGAGTTTGATTAGCTCTTTTAGCAAAGTATCTAATTATTCTTCCTTTTTTATAATCTTCTCCTATAGGTTGAGGAAAATGTGGTTCAGGATCTTTTCCAAATTTTAACAATTCTACATTAACAGTAGCAGAATTTGTTCTACTATATTGATCATTATTAACACCGGGCATGGTATTTCCAACTTGTCGTTGTCTTCTATTAGGGTTTGGGATTAATCTTTTTTTATTAGGGGAAGTTGGATTAGGCCCTGTAAAAGATTCTCCATTAAAAAGTGTATGATAAGCACCCTCATATGGTTGACCATTATTTTCTTCTAAAAATTCGGCGCCACCTGTAATAAGGTTTGCATTAACTAATCTTTTTGGTAAATATCCCATATTATATTCTTGGTGTCCCTCCTAAATATCTAATTTCTTCAGCTCTTCTACGTGGGACTTGACTTGAACCTCTATCAATTCTACGTTGTAATTCGTTTATTAAACCTTGTATACCCCTATCTCTATAAGAAATAATTATATCATTCCATAAAGTACCATAATTGTAAGCACAATCTACAAATACTACTTTAACTTTATTAGGTAATTGATCATAATCAACATTATTAGCAGCACAAGCTCTTTTAACTTTAGGAATAAATTCAGATTTTAATCTACGTTCTAAATCTAATTTAGCTTGGTTTCTATCTATTGTATCTCCTTTTTTAACAAATCTAACATTACCTGTTAAAGAAGTAATTGTATTACTACCATACCCAATTACCCATCTATATTTGTCACCTGGGTTTACTTCTACTTTACTATCCCAAGTTCCACCAGAATTACTAATTTTAAATCTAAATACAAAACCACTATCTGCTGTAATACCATTTTGACCAGCTGCTATTAAATCAGGATATGCTATTTTAGCTAACCCTTCATTATCTTCAATAAATTTAATTATTAATAAAGTAGGATTATCTGAAATATTAGGATTTGGATCTGGATCAGTTTGATTTTCTTGTTCTGGGACTGCGTTATCTCCAGGTAAACCATTAGGCTTTAAATCAAAATTACCAGTAGGTATAGCTGGGTTATAATCTGTGGATAAAGTTGGGATATTTAATGGGGTTAGTGGTGATTTTTTAATAGTATTAACAGGTTGAACAGGTTCTCTACGTTCTATTGTTTTATTTTCTCCTCTAAATATCATTTGTCCTGTTAATTTAGTTTTCCATTGATTTGAATCAAATGTATGGTCAATAGAAAATACTATAAAAGCAATACCTTTGTTTTGATATCTAACAGGTAATCTATCATTAGGTAATAAAAAGGCATTATAAGGCATTATACCTGTAAGACCGTCCATTTCTAGATCTAAAGTTAAAGGGATTAGTAAGGTTGATGCTTTATCAGGATAATATTTTTCGTTTACGTTATTTAAATCAGCAAAAAGATTTATTAAAGATTGAGTTGTTCCTGATTCAACTTGTTCATCTAATGTGTAAACATGAAAAATTTGATCAAATAATTTTTGGAGGGATTTTAATTTAGCTTGTTTTTGGTCTTCTTGAAGCTTCCTAGTATCATTAGGTATAGAAGGAATTATTTTGGGAGCGAATCTATCTCTAACGTTTACATTTAACTTTTGGTAAGTTAAAACATCTTCGGGGAATTGTTGTATACCTCCATCTTGCCCTTGAGCTGCAATTACTATTTGAGCTGCTAGTTTTGGGGAAATTTGAGAACCAAAAGAATAGTTATAAGTTAAAGATTTTAACCCAAAATTAGGTATTTCAATTAAATCCCTAATTTCTTCAGTTCTATGTTCATCAATTATTCTTACTACATGACTACAATCATCAAAAAAGACTCTAAAATTGTTTATTTTTCCTAAAGCAAGTGTAATACCATCTAATATTTTAGTAATGTATTCTAATAAATTAACTTCTTTATTAGAACTATTATTTTCTAATAAATTTAAAGTTTCAATAGCAAAATTTATATTTACTAAAACATTCATTAATTTATTATAATTCCCTCCTGAATTAGGTATTGTGTTTAATATACTTTCATTAATCCTATTTAGTTCTTTATATTTGATTAAATTTTTAGGATCTGTGGTTTCTGTTTCTGTTGAAAGGGGTGAAAAAAATCTACCTAAAGCAATTTGTTCATTATCATTACCCGTGGTGTTTATCTTTAAGGGCACCATGCATACTTCTGGGTCTAGACTGGCTTGTAAGGGTCCTGTTTTCATTATAGTATTATCAGGGTGAAAATCGATATAAACTACGGGTCTAGTAGAGTCATCCCCTCCTATAGTGATATTTCCCTTTGTTTCATTAAACACACATACGTGTTGCAATAAAGCAAGTAAATGACCAAAAGTTATATACTGTTCTTCTTCTCCATCTGAAAAGCTTACATTTTCTCCCCCATTCTTAGAAAATCTAGCAGAAAATCCATGGAATAAATTAAGTGGGATAGGATTTAACCCATCTTTATCTAAATTTGAAACGTATCTCCAAGCATTACCATATGCAGCAAAACTTTCATTATTTTGTTGAGGGTATACAATTTTTCCCTCTTCAAATTTATATCCTTTATAATTGCAGGTACTATAAATTCGAGTTAATAAACCAGAATAAGATTTAATATCAGGTGATGGTGATGATTCAATTCCAGAGATATTAGTAGTTGAAATAGGTCTAACAAAATTATTTCCTATGGAAGTTGAACCAAATTGAGAGATTCTAATTCCTTTAGTTGCTCTTCCTATAGCACCCCTTCTTGCTGTATATTCATCTTTTTTTATAAAACTCATCTCTAACCCTATTAGATGGTTTTTTATACTTTCAAGAGTATTATGTAAATCAGATTTATATTTTTTAGATTCATTTTCTTTTGATAGCTTATCAAAATCAATTCCTGATGCCTTATTTATTCTTATAGATTCAAGCATAGAACCGGGTCCTATAACTACTATTTTACAATCATATGAACCATCAATTTGAGCTGTGTAGTTAAAATTAGTAACTCTTCCTAATAATGCACCATAGTTTCCAGAAGTTTCTTTTTTCTTTTTTTCTATATCCTGGAGTAGTTTATGTCTGTCTGTATTAGGAGCAAAAAAATTAATGGGGTTAATGGGTGTAGTAGTTATTTCACCAGCATTATTTATGTAAGGTGTATGTCCCCATTCTAAAAATACATGAACTCCTAAACTCATGTATAATTTATTTATAATTTCTAATTGTTCTAAATTATAAGCTTTAATACTTATATCAGCTTCTAGGGTAGTTCTCCATTTACCTCTTGTACCCACAGAAACATCAGTAATACCAGGTGTAGGTTTAAAACCTAAATCATCAGTACCTGGGATGTTATTTTGATTTCTGGTATAAGCTTCACTAAATGTATTTTTAGTAATAACTTGCCCAGGGGATGCACCTACTTTTATAGACCCTCCTTGAATTACGTTAAGTTGAGCTAGATCTGATTGGAAGCTACTATTTATTTTAGCTTGCTCGTCTTCTAGTTGAAGTAAAGGTTTTACAAGATCCTTTATAATAAGTTGATCATCTGGTAATGTTGTGGTTTGGGCTCCAGAACTTAATCGAAACCAAGCATTTCTGTTAGATAACCATAAAAAGTCTTTAGAATCTCGGGTTTGTTTATTAGTGATCTCTACACGATCATTTATCTGTTTCTGAACATAATCATCGAAACCTGTTCCTATAATATTTTTATATTTACCGCCATAACATTTCTTACAATTCAGAATTTTCATTTTCATAAACACTTAAAGCATTGGATGCATTA